GCTTATTATCAGCGTTGGCAAAAAAGGCATTACAAAGGCGGTGATTACTATCAGTTTTTAACTGACAGAGGTTATGCAACAGACAAGAATTACATTAATAAACTAAAACAAATAACAGTAAAATGAAGTTAGATTTAAATATTATTTTGAGAGAGTGCTGCTCATATTATGAGCAAGATATTGAAGATGTCAAGAGCAAGAGCAGATTATCAGAATTGATTGAGGTAAGGCAAATGTATTGCTATCTTGCAAAGGTCAGACATTATCACAAATGCAAACCGACAGGTGATTTAATTAATCGTGACCATTCATCTGTGGTGCATTCAGCAAAGGTGATTGAAAATCAATTTAGTATCAACAATAAAAAGGTGCGAGAGGATTACATTGCTATTGTGAGGAGAATGGAGTTGGATGATATCAATTTGAAGATTGTAATGGCTCAACAAAGGATTGAGAAACGCAAAAGAGAGAATAAAAGAGATGCAGATTTGATTGCAGAATTATCTATTTATTAACAATTTATTTTTATATTTGAATAACTAAAAACAAAACAACCGATGAGTATTACAGAATTAAAGTACCCTGCATATTTCGAAGCAGTATTTGAAGATACAATCACTTGCATTGTAAAATTGAAATCAAGCAGCAAGGGAGTTGAAATCAATCTATCAAGGAAAGAAGTATCAATCTTAAACACATTCCACATCTCCTGTTATTTCATGAGTGATAGTGGTTATCAGTTAAAGCTGATTGATGAATCAGTTTACAAGTCTACATTAGACTATTTCACAGACGAATTAAATTTAATCTAAAACAAAACAACATGACAAAAGCAGAGCAATTAAATGCGTTGTATAAAAAGTACAACCTAACATCAGACGATTATTTCAAACACAAATTTTATACAATAATCACAAGGTCTGGAATCGATAAGATACAAGCAGCAGCAGGTATTGAAATCAGTTACAAACTGCAATTCAATTCACAAGATACAAAGCACATTATCATTCAAGCATTCGCAAAGATGGATGATGTAAGTATTGAAACATTTGGCGAGGCATCACCATCAAACACATCAAACAGTTACCCGGTTTGTATGGCAGAAAAGAGAGCCATGAGCAGAGCCTGTCTTAAACTTACGGGATTTTATTCTTTAAATGTATTTTCCGAAGATGAGGCGGATGAGTTCAAGCGAGGAGGTTCAAAATGATTCCATTTAAAATCAGATGTTCTGCCATTGGGCAGATAATGACTAATGCCAGAAAGAAAGGTGAGTTGAGCAAGACAACACAATCATATCTTGACTTGTGGATTAAAGAGAAAATATACGACAGGAGAAAGCAAATCCAATCCAAGTATTTGGACAAGGGCAATATGTGTGAGGATGAATCAATCAAATTTATCTCACAGTATTTAGGGATGAAAGGGTTGGCTAAGAATGAAATGTTTTTCACAGATGAGTACATGACAGGTACGCCGGATTTAATTATCAAAGGTGAGGATTTAAAATTTGCTGATAGTGACTTGGTTATTGATGTAAAGAATAGTTGGGATTTCTCAACCTTTCCTTTGTTCTATGACAATGTGCCTAACAAAGATTACTACTATCAAGCGCAAGGTTATATGAATCTCACAGGTGCAAACCATTACAAATTGATTTATACCTTGATGAATACTCCAGAATCATTGGTTGAGAAAGAATATAAGTTCTCTGATGCAGTTGATTACGATGAGTTTGCAAAGCATTATAATTACGATAATGTTGCTAACAAATACAGAATAAAAGTGTTTGATATAAAGCGAGATGATGAAGTGATTGAGCAGATTAATCAGCGAGTGATTGAGTGCAGAGGTTATATTGATAACATATTAAAAGATTTATAAATAAATAAAATAAGTAAAATGAGTGAGTTAAAATGTACAGGTACTATCAAGCAGATAGGCGAGTTAATTAAGTTTGATTCTGGATTCCAAAAAGTGGAGTTCATATTAACGACAAATGAGAAGTATCCACAGGATGTCAAATTTGATATTGTCAAAGAGAAAGCAGAGCAGTTTCTGCAATACAATAAAGTAGGAGATGCAGTTGAGGTTGATTTCAACATTAGAGGTTCTGAATACAAAGATAAATACTATGTGAATCTAACTGCGTGGAAAGTGTTTAAGGCAGACGTTGAGCAGTTCACCGGGTTGAAACAAGATTCACCTGTTGAATTAGAAGATGCTACAAAAACGCACATCAGCGAATCAGATACATTACCTTTCTGATGCGTGATTTGTTCATTGATATTTCAAGGGTTGAGGTGTTGGTTGATATGGTGAAAGCTGCATCAACTGACATCAATCAACTCATTGAATTGCAGACAGAGATTGGTGTTTATTCCTATTATATTGCAGAGCATTGTGGATTGTTACATGAGTTGTATATCTCAAAAGAGTATGCCAGAAAACAGAAGTTAGGCGAATACTTGAGAGATACATCAGATGCAATCAGCAAAGCAAAAGAAATGTTTTATATTAATTGCCCGGAGTACAGAGATGAGAAACGTGCGGAGAATAATTACAGACGTATCAAAATGCAATTAGAACAGTTGAATAATATAAATCAGAATCTCAACATCAAGATAAGCAACTTGAAACAGGAGAGGCAATCAATTAAATCAATGACATGAAATATTGCAATGACTTCTCTCATGACTTAAAATTAGGCAATAAAGGTGAGAATCTAATTGCTAAAATTCTAATGTTAGAGGGGAGTAAGATTGAAGTTAAAACAGATTTTCATGCAATCAAAGGTAATTCAACCGGGAATGTATTTGTTGAGTTTGAGAGCAGAGGCAAGTTGTCTGGCATCTCAACAACTCATGCAGAGTGGTGGTGCTTTGTGTTGTCTAATCAGCAGATAGTGTTGATTGAGATATCTAAATTAAAACAGTTATGCAAATCAGATGGATTGCGGATTGTAAATGGTGGTGATAATAACACAAGCAGAGGAATTTTGTTACCTGTTAAATTGTTGTTATCTGATTGAATGATTATCTTTACAATGTGGTTTGCGAGGCATCGCAGTAATAGGGTTGTGTTATGTTCCTTTCCACATTCTTTTTTTTAATACATAACATTTTAAATACATAACAATGGCAGAAAACAAAAAGTCCTTTGTATTATACTGTGATTTAATTCATACGGTTGAGCAACTACCGGATGATGTTGCAGGTAAACTATTCAAATTAATTCTTAACTACACCAATGACAACAATCCAGAAACGGATGATGTGTTGCTATCTGTTGCATTTGAGCCAATCAAGCGACAACTCAAAAGAGATTTAAAAGATTGGGAACATCAGAAACAGAAACGAAGTGAAGCAGGTAAAAAGGGGATGCAGTCACGTTGGAAGGATAACAAGACTATAACAAAAGATAACACCGTTATAACAAAAGATAACAATGTTAAAAATGCTATAACAAAAATAACTGATACTGTTACTGTAACTGTTAATGATACTGTAAATGTAAATGATACTGTTACTGTTACTAATAAAAGCAACTCACCAACAATTGAAATGTGCAGAGAGTATTTTGATTCCAGAGGTTATGTTGAGGAGTTCGCAGATAAGTTCTTTCATTATTACAACTCTCTTAATTGGATAAATAAAAAAGGTTTTGAAGTATCCAAAGTATGGAGAAATAGTGCAGAGTTATGGTTTGGAGATAAGGATGCTATTCAATACAAGAAAGAAGATGAGATGGATGCTTATGAGAAACAAGAGGCACATAGAAAGAAGTTAAGAGAGGATGCACGAAAATGGGGATAGTCAAAGCAGCAGACATTAGAGATGAGGTGTTACACCTGTACAAGAATGGTGGTGGTAATGTTTACTATTGTGGTTTTAAAGGATTAGCATCTCACTACAACATCAAAGAAGGTGGTTGTACTGATTGGACAGGTTATCCCGGTAGTGGCAAAACAGAATTATTATTTGAGTTACTTAAAAACTGTTCAGAGTTCTATGACCATAAACATCTGATTTATATGCCAGACGCAGGGAGCAATGCAGAGGTGGTTGCAAAGCTGCTGCACAAGTTTAGTGGAAAGCAATTCCAAGAGTTCTATTATGATTCAGAAGGCAATAAGCAAGTGATTGAAAACAGGATTGAGATAACTGACATTGATAGGCATCTGACAGAGGTGTTGCATTACTTTAAAATCTTTAATCCAAAGCAAGACAATCGCAGCAAACAAGTAACTCCAACAGATTTCTGGAAGTACGCAGTAAAACACAAGGATGAATTAGAGTTATTCAGCGCAGTTATTGATTCTTGGAACTACATGAAACATGATACTGATGGATTTAGCAGAGAAGATAAATGGCTTGAGGCAACACTATCCAACAGGAATGAGTTAGCTGAATCATCCGGGTTGCATTTTCACACAATCATTCATCCAAAGACTGCTAAAAAAGACAAGGATGGCAAAGTGATTATGCCGGATATGCACCAATTGAAAGGCGGTTCTGAATGGGGTAATAATGCAAAGTCTGTTGTAATTGTTCACAGAGATTTTGATTCACATAGTAGTGACATTAAAATTGACAAAGCAAAACCTGCTATTGTCGGCATTAGAGGTACAACGTCATTGAGTTATGACATCAAGCAAGGCAAGTACTTTGAGATATTAAATGGTGGTGTTAAGAAATACGCAGAGCCGTTGACAGATGGTGAGGAGATTCTGGTGCAGACAGAGATGCAAGTAATGAACAATGGATTGTTAGAGAAATTCAGAGGAGAGCATGATGCACCTTTTAACAGAAGTATAAAAATTGCGTAGTTGTTTTTATAGTGTGTTATAATTATTAAATTTAAAGCATGAACGATATTAGATTAAAATTACCATTTGCTCTGGATAGTGTTTTCTTGATTCAAGGCAAGACTTATGAGATTGTCGATAGAGCAATCAGTTGGAACGTAGAGAATCAATGTGAGGTGTTTGATTACAAGATGAGATTGTTTAATGATTTCGGCAATTGGTTTAATGTAACACATCAGAAACTCATCAATCAAAAGTACAAAGTTATTCACAGAGAGTTGTTTATTAAAGCAGGTCTAAAAGCATTCTGATGGATATCAAGATACTTACAACAAAGGTCAAGTTGCAACATCTGTTGGAG